AGACCCTGCTTTTAAGATAAAGCATAACTAAATCTCCAGTTTAACGTCGTGGTCTAGACGGAATGAACCAAAAGTGAAGCTTGTCCGGTTACAGTCCCAGTAGCAAAATAAGCAGCTCCAGTTATGGCGTAAGATGTTGTGGTGCTAACACGAAGATACCAGACACCTGTTTGAGACCAATAATCTCCTAAATAAGCATTAGCTGAATTCGACACATCAAATGAAACAGCAGTAGAATTCGTAACATCATAAAGGTTAGAGATTATAGTGATCAAAGATTGTAAAGTGGACGTACAACGAAAAGTCCAACTAATTGTGTAGTTTCCAGGAGACAAGGTGAAAGAGTCAGCAGAAACTGTAGAACCTATACCATTACTAACTACATCTAATGGCAACTGCTTAGCGACGGTGGATGTCAAAGCAGTAGTAGTAGATCCATCACAAAATAGAACAGAATTGTTAGCAGGTGCTTGATCATTATTATCGAGAATAGGAACAGAAAGTTCTATATCATATTCAACATGCAATTCTCCGATAAGTCCAGTGTCTGTTTGTCCAACAGTTGAAAGAAACAAGTTACCAACATCATAAGTTTTAATATCAGTCCCGCCGGGAAGTCCGCCAGGACGAACGTAATGAGCATCAGAAGTCATCCCGTTCATTTCTCTTGGATCTAACGCAAAAGAGAAAGATTGATATGGCATCCCATCAACATGAGGTTCAGAATCTTCAACCTGTTGTTTTGAAGTAGGTCCAGGGTCAGAGGCATCATAGTCACAATTCATCATAACTTTACCAGTATTATAATTAGCAGTATACTGTGTTACCATGGGTTTGTAATAGAAACGTAACTTCACAAAACGATACTTTTCATACCTATTGGCAATAGTTGACAACCAGGGAAAAGTAGTAGCTTGGCCTGGATTTATAGCTAAAGAAGCACCAACAGCAAAATTTGTAGAACCATGAACATCCATAATAAACTCATCTTGAGAATAGAAAGCACGATTGCGGTTATTCCTTTGACGTCTTACTATGGGAACTCGATTAATTTGATCATTAAGAGTGAGACGGTTCCTTCTGAGTCTATTCTTTCTAGTTCTATTCCTAGTTCTTGTTTTCTTTTCGACAACAACAATAGACTCTTGTAGTTTTGGCTTGTTTTTAGGTTTATTTTGAGGACGTAGTCCTTGATTTTTCTTTAAAACGAATTTCTTCATTTTATTTGGGCTCCTTTCGGATTTAAAGCACCCACTCCCACGAAGGGAGGCCAGTTTAACGTCGTGGCTTAGACGGAGAAAACAAAATTAATCAAAACGATAAGGGGAATTGTAATTATCATACAATTCTTCAAAAGATATGTACAAATTATCAAAATCATCTTCCAATTCGGGATGTTTTTTAAGCAAATTGTACATCTTACTCAATATCAAATCATAAATTTCTTTAGTACTCAAAACGCGGAGTAAACCACCAAGACGCTGCATCTCAAAAGCTGGAGAGAGCTGGTGGGATTTCTTTTTACGATGATAGAGAACAGCCAAAACTTTTTTGGGATCATGGTGTACATATGGTTCAAACTTGACAGAACAAAAATCCATTTCAGACCAAGGAACAGGCTTACCAGCCCATTCAATTTGTGCATACTTTGAATTTAAATCAAGATCAGGATACTCACTAGACATAATGAGATCATCACCACAAATAATGACCAAATTGTCAGAAAAGAAATGGTCATAATTATGGTTATAATTTTCAAGAACCATATATAATCTCCACATTATGTTAATAACTGTGGTTAAGTAATCACCAGAACCCAACCCACGAGGTACAAGATACAAGTCTCCATTAACATTCATCATCTTATTAATGGAATTAAACCTAACTGCTTCAAACAACTGTTCTTCAGTTGGGGAGAAATCATATTTCAATTTGATTTCATCATAGACCATATCTATAAACTCAGGTGAAATAGAGGAATCCTGAGCGCTTGTATCTGTACAATATGTATATGGATGACAACTCATTACTAATCGATAGTAGGCCGCAGCCCCATTTTGTATAGCATCACCAACAGAACTGATTGAATGATCAACACAAAAGCGATGTTTCAGGAATTGACGAAGAAAGTCCCCAAGACACATTGAAGCTAGCAATGTGTGCTCAGGGGGAAATGCTGTAAACAAACGCGGTGTTTTAGTCGATACACGCACTTCATCTTTTTGAGAGGCGTTGACAATAACATGGTGAGGGGTTTCAGAAGATACTTTTACATACTCCTTCATATAATCACACATGTTAGGGTCTTCTCTCGAAAAAACTTTCTGTCGTTGGGCACCAAATCCGATAGATTTGGATTTATCCATCAATCCATAAGCGTACTCAAAGTCGTAAAAACGACAAGGACGAATACGGTCGAGAAAATACTTGATCGAATCCTTAGCTACTACCTTATTCAAGGGAACGTCATCACGATCATATTTTCCCAAACGATCATACAGCTCATCCACTGATCCAAGTTGTGCCAATTGGTACCCTTCACCCATTTGTGAGTGCACCAAAAGGTCTACATCAACCTCTTTTAAATCCGGATAATATTGAGATCTTGATCTCAATTTTTTTGTCATCAATTTACCACAGTAAATGAGTTTTTTAAACTCACGGGGAGGTCGAGAAGGTCTAACTTGGACTCGTGGGTATAGTGGATGAGCCATTAGAAACCCAACTCCTTAATCTTGTTTTGAAGGTCACGCAACAATTTAGGAGTGAAAGCAACAGCTAATGAGACTCGAGCAGGTCTGTTATTTTTGTTGATACCAACATGAATCCCAACAACGCAATTGTTCTCAGTATCAATAACTGGTTGACCACAATCACCAAAAGTAGACTCTGCTGTATACGCTATTAGCCCATTGTTAATTAGTTCACAAGAAGAGACTTGGGAAAAACTAGGTGCAACTATAATACCAGCAAACTCTTGTGGTGCTGATTTTAGTTCTATCCTAGCGACAGAAATTCTTCCTTCAATCTGGTACAAAGACAACCCTTCCCAAGCATCATTACTTTCTACAAAGGTTTTTACATGTTCACAAGGGAATTTATCTTTTCCACGAAAGACATAGTTAACTCCTATATAATGACGAGGACAGATGACTAGAGACGGAGCGACCATATAACCATAGCCACAAACATCATCTTTACTACCAACCTTGACGACATTCTCAGAAATAGACCTGACAGGGATTTTAGCATGATATTCAATAGCATCATTAAAACTAACTTTAGATTGAAGTTTACCATTCCAGATAACCTCTCCCATCATATCCACTTCATCATCATCAACTTCTTCCCAGCGTTGACCTCTAGGTTTATAACGTAAAGTTCTAATCTCCTTGTCACGGGGTTCAGATGTGTAAGTCTCCGCATTTTGTATTTTGTCATAATCTTTGTAATGTCTCTTTTTCTTTTTTCTTCCATGTGGAACTAATTTGTTTTTGAAACATGACTCACATTTGGTGTGAGTTTTTGAACGAGGTTCAAAACTTTGATTGCAACCATCACATTTCTTTTGAACAGTGATTTTTTTAGGTATAAGGCCAGTCTTTTTACATTTCTCACATCGAACATGATAATGCTTCAACGGAATAAAATCATCCTTGCAAATAACGCAAGTTTTTTGTTTGACTGCCTCTTTTTTAACCACAACAGGTTTTTTCTTTTCCTGAGGTTGTGGTTGTGGTTGCTTTTTTGGTTGTTGTTTAACTCTTTCTCTTCTTTTACGCTTCCTCTTAGAACGTTCCTTACGATAAGGCTTAACATCATGAAACAAAGTTTGACCAGCAGATTTTTGAAAATCGTGCAACTTTGGTTCAGGGTAATTAAAACTGAATGCATGACGTTGAAATTCAGTTTTTGGAACACGTGGAGGTATAGAGTTTAGTTTATGAGTCATGTCTCTGTTTGAAGTAACAAAGTTCTTGGATGGATTCCTAGCTGCCGCAAATGCTGCTAAGTTAATCCCGCTCATAAGAGCTCCAGTTATAGCTATGAAGGTAGTCGACCCTTTAGTAAGGCCACCAAGTAACGTCATAAAATCAGATTGTTCTGCATCTTTGTCTTCCATAGCTCTTTTCCAAACACCTTGTAATCCTAATGCACCTACTACACATGCAAGAGGACTTACAGCAATAGCTCCAAGAACACCTTCAATAGGAAAAACATTTGTCAAAGGTTGTTTTTGATCCATTGGATTTTGCAAGTAGTAATTATAAGCATGATCATACAATGTCTTACCTTTTGTCAAGACAATTATGAAAGCAGCCAGAGCCCCAATATGAGAAGGATTTTTCTTTGCATAATTCAATGCCTCTTCAATTATACTGGGTAGCATGATTGCTATATAACTAAAAGGTGAATCAGTGTGACCACCAAAAAATTTAATTATATCTTCTTTCTTCTTATTCACAAACTTTTTTAAAGTACCTATAACCTGTTTGATCAAAAAGTCTCTAGCACTTGCAAATAACCAATTTTCTTCTTCTTTCTCTTCTTTATCTATTATAATCATAGGTTCAGACTTTTCTTCCTTCTTTTTATCCTCTTTCTTGGTGAAAAGATTTTTCAAACCAGAAAGAAAAGAACCACTCTTAACTTCTTCCTTTTTAACATTTTTAGTAGCAAAAGGATTATCTCCAGGTTTTTCATCATCTGGAGGTGGAAAAGGGGATGTCTTCTCAGCACTTTCTACAATATCTACTATCTCTTCTGAGACATCAGTATCAATAAATGCAACACGATCTTCTATGATTCTATTTCCATACTCTTTGACAACATCTTTAACAAGTTCAGGTTTATCATCCTTGCTAACAAAGAATTTTTCAGTCCAATCCTCAGCTTCTTCGTTTGAATCTTCTTCTTTATCTTCTTTTCCTCGATTTGGAAACCACTCCTCATGGATTCCCCCACTATGACGTGGAATTTCAGGAGGTTGTATTTTAGGATAGAGAACAACTGGATTTGAAAATAAACCTGCAATGTACCTATTTGCCCAAAAATGATCCACACGTTTAAATTCTTTTAGTTCTGCAACATAAAAGAATTCAGGACAAGTGCACTTACCTACCTTTTGAAAACAACCAGAACATCCACCAGAAGTCTGGTATATAGGAATGGTACACACAAATTGTTTTTTTGTATCATAACAAGCAATTTGTCTCTCTGCTTCTTGCTTATTGGGGTGGTACAGAGGCGCAAAAACATAACCAGTTTTTGTCATTACAGTTGGGACGTTTGCATTGACTAAAGCTTCTCCTTTCTTGAGTTGTGTGATAAGTTGAGACTTAATCAATCTCGAAACAGTATCTATATCAAGAACTTGGACATAAGCTTTACCAGCACTTTTTGGATCCCATGTGTAGTTACGACTGTAATGCACATGCGGGTTACTAGTATCAACGGCTCCCCATCTTTCAGGGGTTTTACCATTGTCTTCAATAACAGTTTTTTCAACTTTTGTTGAAGTAGTTTTTTT